CGTTGTGAGACATTGGAATACGTGTTGCCAGCCATGATGGCCTCTCGTTATTGGTGCCGAGCCTTGATGCGAGCGTTGGACTTCGACGCGTAGAACGCGAAGAGCTGATCCTCGTCTTGCAGGTCGACGGATTGGTTGGGGGCTGATGCCCTGTTCGTTGGCGTCCGAGCACCTTCGGCCTGAGCCCCACGGCGAGCGGCGATCGTTGCCGATGCGGCTGCCTTCGAGGGATCGACTGCGGGTGAACCGACGCGGGATTGGTGCGCGCCGTACAGGTCGAAGAGCGCGATGGCGTCGGCTACATCATCCGAGGCCGCCAGCTTTTCGTACGTGGGCGACGTCTGCTTCCAGTCCTGAAATTCCTTGCTGCGCGCCTTGTCCTTCCATCCCGCGTGGACTGATTCGACTGCTTCCCACGCATCGTTGAGGAATCGGTTGCGCTTCTCCTGCTCGACAAAGGCGACGACGTCTGCGATCTCGGGCGCGACGCCGGCCGTGGCGGGCACGCGCGCTTCGATCGCCTTCGCGATGTCGGGATAATCCTCGGCGAACTGCTTCCATTCGCCAGACTGCTCGGCCGTGGCGGCTTCTCTCACCTCGGCTGGCCGCTTCCCTGCGGCCTCTTCGTACTTGCGCTGGTAGGCGCTCATGCGCCCGGCCATGCTGCGGTTGTCCTGCTCCAGCTTCTTCGCTCGGACGTCGGCTTCCTCGGCCGCCCGGAGGCGCTTTGCGAGCGCGTCACGGTGAGCTTCGGGCACGAGTGCGAGCAGAGCTGCATTCGGATCTTCCGCCGGCTGTGCCGGTTCCTTCGGTGCCGGGTCGACAGCCTCTTGCGAGGGTGTCTCGTCCAGCGGTTCCTTGCTCGTGTCGGGATCGGCCACCTCGGCGGGCGCTCCCTCTTTCTTGGCGACGGCGGCGTTGAACTCAGCCTCGTACGCGGCGTCCTGTTGTTCGGGCGTCAGCTCGACTTCGGCTGGCGCGGCTGTGTCGTTCAGGACTGCGTCGGTCATTTGTTCCCCCCGTCAAGTTGATGTCCGCTGTATCGCAGCGGTGCCACACGCGGCGGCGCTACGCTGAGCAGCCGCTTCAATTCTTGGATCGCCCCTCGGGTGAGCGCGGTCTGGCGCTCGTCGTTCTGTGGGTTCTCCAGCTGGCCCCGTAGTTCGTCCAGCCTGTCGTCGAGGAGCCGCTTCAGCTTCAGCCCCTCGTCTGTTGCGAAGTTGATCGTGTCGAAGACTCCCATCAGATTCCGCTCCCCAGTCTCGTTTTGAGATCCATCTCAGCGTTGAACCGCTGGTTCGCCGCATCAGTGCTGACCTTGATTCCGGCCAGACGCGCCTGCGCCTGATCGAGCGAGATGTTCTGGTCGGCCGACAGCTTGGCGATCGCGATGCGCTCGGCGCTCGCAGTCGCTTCGCGGCGCGCGTTGATCTCGTCCTGCTTGAGCGCCATCTTGGCCTGCTCGATCTGCGGATCCACAGCCGGGGCGCCTCGGCCACCGGCCGCTGCCTGAGCCTGCGCGGCCGCAGCCTGCTGTTGCGCGTCGAGGTTCTTCTTTATCTCCTCGTCGGGCAGGATGATGTCGGCGATCCGCTTCGACTTGAGCGCCTGCTGATACAGCTTCTTCATGTCGGTGTACGGCTGCCACGTCGGCTGCATCGCGATCTGCATCGCCTGATCGAGCGCCTGCCCCTGCTGTTCCTTGTCGAGGAGCGTCGAGCTGCCGCGTGCGATCGCGCGGAAGTCGCCCTTGATGTCGTCGCGCGGATTGAACTGCATGTTCCACTCGTAGAACTTGTTGATGAGTGGGACGGTCATGTAGTCGTCGTAGAACTTCACGGTGCGACGGAGCACCACGGTCGACGCGTTGTAGAGCAGGCTCATGCCCTGCGCCGTCTGGGTGATGTGCGGCGCCATGTCGCCCTGCATCAGCAGGGGCAGCTGGGTCACGTCGTCGGCGAACCTGATCGCGAGCTGGAGAATGTTGTCCAGCTCCTCTTGATGCGAGTCGATCGGGAACTGCGCGAAGACGTCGTTCACGCGGATCGTGTCGTCGGTCGCATACCAGATCTTCTTCGGCTTCATGTGGTAGTCGCCGTCGGCAGGCGAGATCGCGTTCGCGCGCATCACGGTCTGCGGGCACACCGAGAGGCCGGCGTTGTCGTGCTTCATGCGCCACGCTGCGTTGATCGACTCCTGCTCGCCGCGCATCAGGCGCGGGATGCCAACAGCGAACGGCGACGCTTCGTCCTTGTCGCAGTAGCAGAGGTTGAACGGCATCACTCCGCTGTCGAGCGGGTTGATGTCGACCTTCAGCACCTCGCCGCCGCAGAGCCAGACCACGCCCATGACGGTGTCGGAGATCCCCAGCTTCTCGGGGTCCATGCCGACGGCCCTCAGGTCGTCGTAGCACAGCTCGCCGTAGTAGCGCAGCAGGCGGTAGCGTTGGTCGATGATGTTGTTCGTCTCGCTCAGCTGGCGCAGCTCGGTCATCCAGCTCAGCATGTGCACGTTGAAGGGCGACTGCGTCAGCGCGCGCTCGACGGCGTCTTCCATGAAGTTGAACCGCTTCGCGTACTTCTTGAACGTCGCCTTGTTCACGAGGTACTGCACGAACGCGAACTCCCAGTCTTCGGGATTCTCGGCGCTCATGTCCGGGTAGAAGTTCCAGCAGTCGATCCACTGGACCGACGGCCGCATGTCGGTGTTCTTCACGAGCGTGCGGACGTAGTCGTTCTTTCCGGTCGGCTGCCCGGTGGCCGCGTCGATCTGCGGCTGCGGCACCCACGTCACGCGCCACTCGTCGGTGATGACCGGGCCCATGACGATGCCCGTGCCCAGCTTGCCCATCTGCTCGATCGCCTTGCGCTCGATCCCGTTGATCTTCGCCTCGGAGAGCTGGTCGTCGATCTCCGCTTCCATGTCCTCGCAGCGGCTGTCGGCCTCGTCCTTCACACCCTTCAGGATGTCGGACTGGAGCACCGGAGCGCCCTCGGGCGTCATCGTCGGCGCCAGCGTTCCATCGGGCTGCGTCGTGCCGGCGACCGCTTCAGGCGTCGCACCCTTGTTGACCTTGCCCACCAGCTCGGGAACCGGCGTCGGTTCGAGGCCCCAGTTCTTGTCGTCGGTCGGGAGCACCATGTCCATGACCCGCGCGTTGAACGCGTGGGTCTTCGGCTTCGTGACGTTCAGGAACAGCGCGCAGCTCTCCGAATCGTTCAGATCCTTCTCGATGTTCGGGTCGTAGCGGCCGTGGTATTGCCGCAGGTCTTCGAGCCATCGCAGCTCGATGTAGCTGCGCTTGCGCTCGGTGTCGTCGAACTTCGCCATCAGCGTGGTGCCGAGCTGTTGCAGCTGCTCCGCGCTCGCTTGGGCGACGGCCGCAGCCGCCTCCTCTTGGGCGTTGTAGTCGGCCGGGTCGTCGGCCTCTTCGGCAACCATGCCCTGCCCGAACTCGGGCACCTGATCGTCGAGGTACTGCGGGCCCTGCGCTTGCTCGTCGACTGGTGTCATTGGCATCTCAGTAGCCTACTTTTTTCTGCCCGATGGTGTGCACCCTCGGAACGTGTCTGTGGTTGGTGTTCGGCTCGCTGCCCAGCTGGAAGCTGGGGAACGTGATCGAGGCGCCCTTCTGCCCCTTCCATCCGTCGGCCCACTGCATCATCGCGTCAGCGAAGTTCGATGACCAGTCGTGCACCGGCTCGTTGCTGTAGCTGCGCGTCTCCTCTTTCCACTTCTTGTGGTAGCTCTCCAGCGCGTCGATGCCGTTGGCGCAGCCCTTGTCGTCGAAGCACGCGGTCTTGAGCCGGGTGCGCGTCAGGTTGATCGTCGTCCACTTCTCTGGCGTGCGGTCGACCTTCACGAGATCGCGAAGGCCGAGGTTCCAGAGCTGGTCCCACACGTTCTTGCCGAGCGGGTTCGACTTCGCGGCGACCGTCACGTTCTTCGCGTCGTGAGGCAGGAAGTGCTGGCCGTAGAGGTAGCCGCGCTCTTTCAGGTAGCGCACGAAGTAGGGCGTGTCCTCGCCTGCCATCTCGTGACAGTGGATGAACCTGTCCAAGCCCTGAACCTGTTGGTGGAACCAGAGCGCCGTCGTGTCGCTGTGCCCGATGTCCCAGAACGTGTTGACCGCGAAGCGCGGGTCGTACGGGTAGCTCCCGATGCGCCCGGCCTTGCGAGCCTCGGACAGAACCTGCCCGAAGATCGAGCCCTGCTTGACGCCTTCCCACGAGCAGAAGTACTCCTGCTCGACCATGTCGTCGTCCATCCCGCTGTCGCGCTCTTCCTGAATCTGCGCGGGCGTGAGGATCAGCGTGTCGTTGATCGTCAGCGTCTGGGCGAACCATGCCGGGTTCGCCTCGGCCATCGTGTAGAGCCGGTGCCCGTGGTTGCGGCCGCGAGGCGTGTACACGAAGATCGCCCAGCCATCGTTCTCCAGCAAGATCGGCCTGATGAAGTCCCACGCTGCGGGATTGCCGATGCTGTACTCGCTGAACACCACGCCGATGTAGTTGCCGCCGACGAGGCTGTTGTAGTTGTCCGAGCCCGCGACCTGCCACGTCGAGCCGTTCTTGAACTCGATGAACATCTCGTGGTCGACGGTGCGCGCGCGCGTCTCGGGCGGGAAGGCTTGGTCGATGACCCGCCGGCCCTGCCTGTCGAGCGCATTCCAGATCGCCTTCCGCGCCTGCGCTGCCTCGGGCAGCATGTGCAGGTAGGCGCCGACGCGCTGGTGCACCGCGACGGCAGTCCAGTTGAGCGCCGTGCTGTCCTTGCCGGCCCGGCGGTGCCAGACCACGGCCGCCCGCCTGCCGCCGTTCGCCATGTACTGCCACAGCTTGCGCTGATGCTGGCGAGGATCCCAGTCGTGCGGCAGCTCGATGACCGTCGCGTTCGGGTCGGCCGCCGGCTCGACGGTGCCGAGCACCTCAGTCGTCATGGCGCAGATCCCGGCGCGCGGCGCGGCAGCTCTGGCAGCTCCGGTCGCGCTTCCAGAAAGCGCGCTTCCAGAAGGACCGTAGGTGCTTGGCCCACTGTTGCTTCGGCACGCTGGCGCCTCGGTGCTTCGTCATGGCTGCCCCGCTATCTCTCGACGCAGCACGCTC